CATTTTTTTAATGAGCATGCTAGATTTCATGCTATGAATGGCATTGCACAATCAAATGTTGAAGCTGTTTTGGACATACTTGTTCCTGGATATTACAGAGATCTAGAGCTTATGTCTCCAGAGGCAGCTGCGGACAGCATTGAAGCAACTACTGGATTTCCTTCAAGTTTGCTTATGGCAGATGTCGTAAGTCAATTCCCAGAGCGTTTCGGAATTGGAAGATATTACCAAGGACAACAAAGAGAAGATGTCATCAACGTTATTCGTGACAGAGCACTTATTGCACAAGCTGCTGCTCCTGCACAAATAGAATCTCCAGCACAAGATTTATTCCAAAGGATGAACGAAGCGCAAACTTTAGAAGATCTTAGACAATTGAGGTCAGAGCGCAGAGAAAGAAATGCAGAATTCTCCATGGCAGAGACTCAAATGCTTCTGGATGCTGCTCGTCAAAGAGCTCTTGAGATAAGAAATGCGCAACCTGTTCTTCCAGACGCAGTCGTTGAAAGATTAAACAATATCGAAAACATATCTGACCAAGCATTGGTCAATTGGCTTAGCCAGGCAGAGAGCAACGCTCCAAACACAGTATGGCATCGACTAGACGAAGAGCAAACTCGTGAAGTTGTAACGGCAATTGAATACGAGATAGGCAGACGCGGTCTTGACGGGGCAAACCTTGGCATGCAAGAGGGTGGCGTTGTTCACATGTCAGAAGGTGGATTGTGGGAAGGCTATGGCGCACCAATGGGTGAGTCTCCAAATTACTACAAAGAGCAAGAAGACTCGCCTGTGCATTCAAGAACTAATTTGAATTACGGCAACCGCAAATACAGCAATGCTGACGTAAGCTGGAACGAAATAAGCACGGACGTTGATCTGTTAAATAAATACGGCGTAGGTGCGACCAAACAAAGCTCTGTCGTCAAATTGCACAATGACAAGATCAAGCAATCAGACATAAGCGAGCTGCGCGCACGTTACGCAACAGACGACGGAACTCAATACGCAGTTAGCCGTAGACCTTTGGACAGGACTTGGTCTGTTCGTCGTAGCGAACCACGCGATCAGTCTTCTTTGTCTGTGGACATTTCTCCTGATTACAAAGGCATAAGTTACACAAAGAATTTCGCAGAGGGTGGCGCAGTTTATGACCACGACTCTGTATCAAGCATGGCAGATGAATTGCTAGGGTCGATGAACTTTGCAGAAGGTGGACCAGCATTGTCGGTTGGTCGTGGAGAGAAACTTCCTGTGTCGCGAGGAGCAGGGCTAACAGCAAAGGGGCGTGCAAAAGCAAACAGAGCTACAGGCTCTAACCTTAAAGCACCAGCCCCGCATCCTAAGACTGAAGCAGATGCAAACAGACGCAAATCATTCTGTGCTCGAATGTCAGGTATGCCTGGTCCTATGAAAGACGACAATGGCAATCCTACTCGAAAAGCTGCATCATTAAAACGTTGGAACTGTTAAGGAATATAAATGGCTAAAGATATGATGGACGACGAAGAAGAACTTCAAGGCGAGACCGTTGAATTAGAAGAAGAGGACACTGGCGTACGCGACACAGAAGACGGCGGTGCAATGGTTACGCTTGAGAATGAAGAGAATCATCAGCTTCAAACAGAGCACTTTGCCAACATCGTTGACGACATCGATCAAAAAACTCTTAAAAAGATTGTTGACGATTTAATAACTAAGATTGAGCGTGACAAAGACGCACGTAAGAAAAGGGATGAGCAATATGAAGAGGGCATTCGTCGTACTGGTCTTGGTGATGACGCTCCAGGTGGTGCGCAATTTACTGGAGCCAACAAGGTTGTTCACCCATTGATGACAGAGGCTTGTGTTGACTTCTCAGCACGAGCAATGAAAGAGTTATTCCCTTCAAATGGTCCTGTGCGCAGCAAGATCATAGGCAAGCAAGAGAAATCCAAGCTTGAGAAGGCAGAGCGCAAAGCTAAGTACATGAACTGGCAATTAACTGAGCAGATGTTAGAGTTCCGCTCAGAACTAGAACAATTGACCACGCAATTACCACTAGGCGGCGTGCAGTACATGAAGCTGTTCTGGAATAAAGACCTTAACCGTATCACTTCTGAATTTATTCCTGTCGACGATGTTTACTTGCCGTTCGCAGCATCAAACTTCCACACAGCCGAGCGCAAGACGCACGTTCAATACATAACTAAATACGAATATGAGAAACGCGTTCGTGCGGGGATGTACCGTGAAGTCGACCTTGGCATGGCGGATGACATTGATTTCTCTAAGGCAACCAAAGCAAATGACAAAATTGAAGGTCGAGAAGACAATTCATACAACGAAGACGGTTTGCGCACTGTGTTTGAGATCACTACGGCAGCAGACCTTGAGGGCGACGAGTTCTTGCCGTACGTCATCACTGTTGATAAAGCCACAGAAAAATGTTTGGCAGTCTATAGAAACTGGGATCCTCGTGATGAAAGTTTCAAAGAGCCACTAGTTTCAATCGTAGAATTCCCATTCGTTCCTTGGCGCGGTGCTTATCCAATCGGTTTAACACACATGATCGGTGGTTTGTCAGGAGCTGCGACAGGCGCACTACGAGCATTGCTTGATTCTGCACACATTTCCAACATTCCAACGCTTCTAAAATTGAAAGGTGGTCCTAACGGTCAGAATGTTAACCCACAACCAACAGAAGTTATTGAGTTAGACGGCGGAATTAACGTCGACGACGTTCGTAAAATCGCAATGCCAATGCCGTTTAACCCTCCAAGTCCTGTTTTAATGCAGTTATTAGGCTTCTTGGTTGACGCTGGCAAGGGCGTAGTGCAAACTACGTTCGAAAAACTGTCAGATCAAAATCCAAACATGCCAGTAGGCACGACATTGGCGTTGATCGAGCAAGGTATGGTGGTGTTTTCATCAATCCATTCTCGTTTGCACAATTCAATGGCGCAAGTTTTGAAGGTAATGCACCGTTTAAACTCTGCATACCTAACAGAAGAGATGGTTATTGACGAATTCGGAGAGAAGATGGTTGATCCGTCTGACTTCGATGGTCCATTAGACGTTATCCCTGTCTCAGACCCAAATATATTCAGCGAAACACAGCGATTTGCCCAAGTTCAAGCTGTTCAACAGCGAGCAATGGCATTGCCTCAGCTTTATGATGTCCGCAAAGTTGAAGAGCTATTCCTTAAACAGCTGAAAATACCAGAGGGCGAAGAGCTATTGATTCCCAAGCCTGAACCAAAAGACATCGATCCAATACAAGAAAACTTTGCAGCTTCAGTCGGCAAGCCTATTGGTGCATTATACCACCAAGAGCATATTGCTCACTTGCGCGTGCATTTGGCATTCTTACAGTCTCCGATGTTCGGTCAGAATCCAATCATATCTCAAATGTTCTTGCCTGCAATTGTGGCGCACATCAAGGATCACTTGTTGATGCACTACATGAAGATAACTAATCAAGGTCTTAAATCTGCAAGCGATAGCGGTCATTTGAGCGATGACGCAATGCAAGAAGCACAAGCAGCAGTTGAAATTCAACAGGCTATTGAGCAAGCGATACCACCAGAGTTCTTGCAGATCGTTTCTCAAGCTTACGAACAGGCTAAAGCTCTACAACCTGCAATGCCTCAAGATCCTACTCAAATTGCAGCTGAAGTGCAGAAACAATCAATCGCACAGCGTGCTCAGTCTGACCAGATGCGTCTGGAAGCACAGAAACAACGCGATCAAATTCAAGCTCAGACACAAGTTCAGCGTGATGTTGTTCAAGCTCAGACTCAAGCTCAACGCGATGCTGTTCAAGCAGATCTACAAAAACGTCAAGATGAATTGGCATTGCAAACAGAATTGCTAAAACAAGATCGTGAAGATGCACGTAAACAAGCTGAATTAGCTACGAGATTAGCGATGAATCGTGAAGACAATGAGACAGCTAAAGAATTGACAGCTGTAGAAGTTGCAAGCGGAGAAAGAACGTCAATGACGACAGGCACAGGAATTAACCCTAATCCATAAGGAGAAACAAAATGGCAACAAAAGACAAATGCAATTGCAAAGATTCACAAGGCGTATCACAGCACCAACGCTTGGCGATGGGCGCTAAGTTGGACGGTAAATCATTGCCAGGCGCGCCAGTAAAAACACAATCAATCCCTAAATAATGCAGATTGATAAAGTTTTAAACTTATTAACGACGGCGCAGCAAGAGTTGGCAGTAGCTGCACTTCGTTCACCAAATTCTCATGATGCGTTCGAGTATGGGCGCATGGTGGGGATGTACGCTGGAATGGAGCGTGCTATAGAAGTAATTTTGTCAACAATTAAAGAGGATAATGATAATGTCTGATCAAACGCTGGACGATGCGTTTCCAAATGCAGACCCTGGAATAACACCTTTTGGGAGTTATGTATTGGTACAAATTAGGGCGCCAAAGCTGAAAACAGCAGGCGGTATTATCTTACAAGCTGAAACCACAGAAACTGAAAAGTGGAATACGCAAGTAGGAAGAGTGGTAACAGTTGGACCGTTGGCTTTCAAAAACCGTAACACTATGGAGTTATGGCCAGAAGGCGCTTGGTGCGAAAAGGGCGATTTTGTTCGAGTCGCCAAGTATGGTGGTGATCGTTGGGAAGTGCGCATTGACAAAGACACGACCGCAATGTTCGTAATTTTTAAAGACACGGATCTAATCGGCAAGGTAACAGCTGACCCATTAGCCATTCGTGCTTTCTTATAGCTGATCAAAGGAGCTAGGCATGGCAAAAGAAAAAGAAGTAGAATCACTCATTGAAGACGACGAAGAAGAGTTGAAGGACTCGGAGTATGTTGTCGTTGAAGAGCCGATCAAAGAAGATGACGACGAAGAAGAAAGTAATTTAAAATCGTCTGAAGAAGAAAGCGAAGCTAGTAGCGAAGAAGACCGAGAGGCTATCCGTGAACGCCGTCGACTAGAGAAGAAAGAGCGAAAAGAGCGCCGTGATAAAGCTATTGGGCGTGATAAAATTGAGCTTAACTTTTTACGCAGTCGCAATGACGAGTTAGAACGTCGCATTGGTGCTGTTGAAGCACACACAAAGAATGCAACGATTACTGACACAGACCGTTTAATAAACGAAGCTGTTAACGAAGTTAGCGCTGCAGAACGAATAATTGCAAAAGCTGTTGAAGCTGGTAATGGTGAAGACGTAACAAAAGCAATGCGTTACAGAGACCAAGCCATCGCCAAAGTTCAGCAGTTAAATCAATACAAACAGCAACAGACTCAGCCAGAGAAAGAAAATCGCCAACAAGTTGATAGCGAAGTTGCGCATTACGCTAAAGAGTTCATGGAAGAGCACAGCTGGTATGATCCTTCAGGCAAAGATGAAGACTCAGCCATTGTGTTAGCGATTGACAATAAACTAGCGCAAGAAGGCTTTGATCCTCGTTCTGAAGAGTATTGGGATGAATTACATGACCGTATTAAACGTCGTTTGCCAGAGAAATTCAAGGCTGCACGCAAACCGACTGGTGGTCCTGCTATAGGTTCTGGTCGCGAACATGCACCAGTTTCTACTCGAAAAGAGATTTACATCAGCCCAGATCGTAAGGCTGCTCTTATCGAAGCAGGCGCATGGGACGATCCTGTATTGCGTCAACGTTACATAAAACGTTACGCAGAATATGACCGTGCGAACAAAAGTTAAAAATAGTAGTTTTCTTTTTATAAAAATTAGAACATAATTCTAATCAATTGCTGAATGGAGCAAGTAATGACAAATACAAATGATGAACGTTTAAAGA